GTGAGTTAGACAAAACATTTAATAATTTTTAATTATTAAATGTTTGTGTCTTGATTTTTAAAACATTACAGTTTTATTTTTTTTTATAAACCCAAGAAGACACGTTTTTTAAACGAAAACATTGATTTTTAAAAATGCTTTTTTTTACTATTTTATTGTTATTATATTAGTCAGATTGACTAATATTGTGTATCTTTAATATTATTAATCATATAAACATATATTATGGAAACAAAGGTAAAAGACTTAAAACCAAGTATTAAGGAAAACAAAAGTACTAATGTATCAAAAGAAAAGGTCACTGGGGCAATAGTAGAAAAAACCACGACTAAACTTAATGATATTTTAAATCCAACAGCAGAGGGGAGAATTAAAAAAATGCAAAACATGCTAATCCTTGCAGATAAACATGAGTTTCTTCAAAAAAAGAAAGACGAACTAGAGAAATTTATATTAAGTAGTGATGGCACGCAGGAGAAAATAACACTTTCAAACGCTAAAGGATTTAGTTTAGATATTAGCAACTCACAAGTAGTGGAGGAAGTTACGGAGGTAGTCACAAAAATCATAGAGCGTTTTTTGTCTGAAAGCGAAAAAACAATTTTAAACTACAGTATCTAAAAATTAAAATGCCCCTATGCATTTCACGGTGCAAAGGGGCTTAACAATTAAATATTCTCGTTATGACCAACAAAAATATAGAAAACAAAAATACAGCTTTTTTACTCTCAAATCAAGTAAAGCAAATTTTAAACTCAAAAGGATTTACGGCACTTTTTAATATGAGAGACTATACATTTTTTAAAAAACAATGTGGCAAAGCTTTTGATAAATCACAAGCAATAGCTCAAAAATTTATAGAGGAAGCAAATCCACAGCAAAACGATTTTAACGAATACACCTTTTAAAGATGCGCAAGAGGATGAATTTTGTATCACGGCTTTTGAGATGTACCTCGTAAAAAAAAACCTGAAAACGCTTAACGTCCAATATTGGTAATAGTCCGAAAGTAAAACGAAACCTACTTAAATAACTATTTTTTTATTTCAAAATTCGCTCCCGAATTTTCGCCCTTACGGGCGAAGTTCGGGATTTCTTTTTTCTTTTTTATTAATCCCCACTAATAACCTCAGGGCTACTCCATTCTTGTTTTTCCTCTCTGAGAGATAAGCGCACCCAATCTGGGCGGTACATCAAATATTTAAACGCATCACTCATATTTGTAGAAAACATAGGCAACTTGCTTATGTGTAGCTTTTCGCTACTCTTGTCTTTTTTAAGATAGGCACTACCTGTCTGTGCGTGGCGCGCCATAATTTGCTTTGCTAGCTCTAAACTAGCCTTTAACTCTTTGCACTGGTACTGGTCAATTTTTAGCTGTGGTAAAGCATCATAATATCCGCCCATTAACTTTTTAGCAAAATCAAATTCCTGCTGATGGTAAATGGTTTCCTGCCCTTCGCTCATTAAATTTACTGTCCAGCCTGTGTGTGCGCCGTCATAATTTTCTATATGGTCCTTGAATTCACTAGCCATATCACGGCGTATTTTGTGATACTGGTTTCCACTACGATCATAAAACAAATTTAACACCTTTGTAGGGTGTGGCTCCCAGAAATCTATAAACTGCCTGGCTAAATCTTTTAGGTTTTCAGGGGCTAAGGTGTAATGATTTTTAAGGCAATAATAATAACTACCCATTTCTTGACCTATGACAAGGCTCATCATATCGCCAAAATCCATACCGCCGTCAAGCTCCTCTTTTGGGTTTACATACTTGAGCGTATAGCTTGTATGCCTTACTTTGTCTGAAAGTCCAAAGTTGTCAATATAATATTGATTGTTCACACCATCATCATAAAAATGGTGCTTGCCTAGGTTGATATAAAAACGCTCCCCAGGTTTTACCGTGGGCTTTAAGGTTAGGATGGACGATTTAAATTCCTCAATACCATCACTCTCTAAAACATCTTTGTAGTAACCAGGTTGCAAAATATCTGCGTTTGCAAAACTACTTACCATGTAAAAAAAGGTGCTGTCTATCCTTGACCTGTACCAACGCTCATACCAGCGAGTGTACTTTTTTTGAATTTTTGAAATGGCATTTTGATCTTTTCCTTTTTCGCAAGCCGTATAAAACTCCTTGCGTATTTCATTGAGCACAGAACCAGCGCGCAAGGCTAGTTTTATTTGCTCAATATCCATATTTTTTTCGTGATTGAGTATCCAGTCATAATCCCCTTCTACCACATTGGGCATATCTGTTGTAAAGGTCAATCCCCTGTAATAAATAGAATGTGCTACCTCAGGGAAACCACGACGGGCAGGCATTAATGTCTTTAACTTTTTAGGATTTAAATACTTTGACTCATCGCCAAATATATGTTGATACGAACCACCCGCAAGTGAGGAAGCTTGATCAAGACTGCCCAATCTAAAAAGGCATCCTGTGTGGGTGGATATCGTATGTTTATAATTAATAACAGGCCTGTAACAGGTGGCAAAGTGTGAGGGCGGGCGTTCATCTGTAACATAATGGATGCCTTCTATCCATCCTTTGCGCTCTCGCCATCCTTCCAGTAATGAAGGAACAATGTTTGTTAAGCTATTGACGTATGTATCGCTCACAAGGGCGAGCATAGAGCGGGGCATATCATAATTGATATCAATAGACCTGTCCGCTAATATGTCTGTAGTTTTTGCAGTACCACGTCCCGCTACGAGCATCAAATTTTTAGGCGCAATAAAATCAATCCCTTGCTTTACCCAACTTGCATACCTGCCCTCTACGGCATCATTCTGTAGGTCTATCATCTCTAAAAAATTTAACGGGTAATAATTGGCTGTCTCGCTTACACATTACTTTTGCCGCATCACTAATCATTGGTAAACTGTCAATGATAGCACCTAGGGCATAACGATCTATTTTGGGCATTCCTAAATCTTCCGCAGAAGATGTGTATAGTTTTATAGGGCGAGATAAAAGAGACTGCGGAAAAAGCTCTGCATCTGTTTTGTCTAAATCTAGTAATTTTGCTACTTCTGGAATCTTTCCAATAGCCATCACTATATCTCTACTGTCTTTTGCGAGGGCAAGGGCGGTGTTTATGCCTCGCTCCATCAGGTCTGCTAATCTATTTTTGTGAGCTTCTTTTGAAATTTCTCTGCCAGTATAGAAATACTCTGTGGTTTCGTTATAAATTTTTGAGGCTAGGTATTGGCTGTATCCATCAAATTTCATTAAATGATTAATAACAGCATCTCTACCCCCATATTGATCGTTTCTCAAAATCATCCCGTGCACCTTTGACATTTCTTGAAGGTACAAAACTACTTCTTCAGGGACATTAGTGATTGTGCCACTGTCCCTAAATTCTATAATAGCATCTATGTCTAGTTTTTCAACTGCTTTCTGTACATTCATTATATAGGAATAATAGGTGCGCCTCCGTATAGAAGGCGCATTTTTATATCTTCATTACGTCTACGCTCTAGCTCCTTAGTATGTTGCTGGTCTGCGGTGAGGTTTCCTTTTTCTGCGTTTTCTTTACGTTTGCGAGCTATTAAAAACTCACTTTGCAATTGCCCTTTATCATACCGGTTACGTACCTCACTTTCAGAATTATACCAAGCGCTCATAAATGAAGCTATATCTACCCCTAAATACTTAGCTATCCTGTTGGGTCCATAATTGCAGCCAGCAAGATCTTCAATAGCTTCATATTCTTCTTCCGTTAAACTCATAGTTTTGCGTTGTGAATTTGCTTATAATAAAGCACTGGATGTTTTTTTAAGAGACTTACTACTTTTTCTTTTCAGGAGATCGTTTAGATTTCTTTTTTGCGCTAACAGGGGTTTCCGCAGGGAATTTTTTTACTGATTTCACCATGTTTTGTGGTAAAAATGGATTTTGAACTGTTTTTGAATCCATTACTTTTTTTGCATCTACTTTCATACTACAACTGTTTAAGGCCGTTTGTGTCTGCTATATAGCGAACTTTCACGGCGGTGAATAATTCTTTTCTAAAATCAAAAAGTGATTTGCTGTTTGCAAAAATATACTGCTCATAATGAGCGTTTTCACTCCAGTTACCACTTCCTTCAATAACATAATAGCCTTCATTTGTTTCTAAAAGCGCAACTTTTGCGTGGCTCCAAGTAAATAACACCTTAATATTTGCACGGCTAGATATTTGAGCGACTAAAAGGTCTACCGTTTTTGGGTTTCTTTTAATTAAACTATCACTAATACTTAACGTGATTGCTTCAATCAACCCTTTGTCGTGCAGTTCAATGAGGGCTTCAATGGTTCTACGGCTCAAACTATATGTACAGGCGTATAAATGACGAATGCTGTGTACTTTTGCTACCGCAGGAATAAAGGTAAAGGCGTTAAATTGTTTTTCAGTTTGAAGAAAAAAAAACTCCTCCTCTGAAGGTAACCTTGTTAATTCTTTTTCAATATTTGAAAGCTTTTCAAAATGCGCTAATAAATATTGTGAGCGATACATTGTTGAAGCCTTGCCTGTAGATACATTTTTATCTACCTCTTTAGTATCAAAAAATTTATTTTTCAAGACCTAGCTTGATTTTTAGTAAGTCAATTTTTGTAACGTGTCCCTCAATTACTTGCTGGATTTTTATGGTAGATTCATCTGTCTTAGCGCTGGCTAGTTTCTTTTTTTCTTTTGAAATGTAGGTGTTAATAGTTCTAATTGCCTTGTGGGCATCATTGTCGCTCATTTCGTCAACCTCACGCTGTAGCACTTCGGCTGCAAAAACAGGGTGCTTGCCTAAAATGATACCGTGTTCTTTAAAGTGGTTGAGCTCGTCATAAATCAACTGATTTAACTCAAAATTTTCAACAGCACTTTTGCAAAGATCTAAAGCTCTCTCTTCGTTAAGCGGTGCGTCCTCAATAAGGTTTCCTTGCTCATCTAGTTGCCCAAACAACTCTTTGCGCGCATCTAGCACAGCATAAAAAGCCGTGAGCTTGTCTGTAACAAGTCCTTTTAACTTGATAGGAGCGTTAGGGTCGCTTAAAAAAGGAAACTCATCTCTAAGCTTTAATCCTTGCTTTGCCTCAATAGAAGCATCTGTAAATGGATTTACAAAATCAGGAGCTGGTTGAAGGCTGTTTTGTTGCTCTTGTATAAAATCAATAAGGGTTTTTGAATTAGCATCTGGCAATTCAATATTTTTAGCTAGGGCAAGGGCGAGGGCAAAAGGTTTTAAGTCCTTGTGGTAATTTGCGTTTTTTAGGTCAAATCCTAAAATAGCATCGTCACTAATTTGCGCATTCGTTGATGCTGCTTTAACCGCTTTCAGGTTTTTAGAAGGATCAATATACCCAGGACGAAGCTCTGCATCTTTAATGCCGTAAAATTTTTGAAGGTCATAAGTGATTAGTGCGATGGTTTGCTCATTTGCACCTGCTTGATTGTAGGAGCGTAAGGAAACAGGATTTGCCTCCGTAGTGTTGCTTAACAGCTCCATCAAAGCATTGTATTTATTAGGAGTAGTAAGAGATGTATCTCTCAGTACTTTTAAAACAGTTGATTTCATACTAAAAATTTTATAGAGTTATTGCTTATAACTTCAAATGTAATTATGATATACACCTTTATTTGTTACATGAAAAAAAGCAACGCCCATAACAGGCATTGCTTTCCTAACAACTAACTCAAAAAACTGCTATTACTAGCTTCTTTTACGCTCTATTAAGTGCGTAGTAGTACCGTCATCAAATACTTCTAGATCAATGGTTGCACCGTCTAGGGCTATCCAGTTTGCACCGCCTCTAAGCAATACATCTGCATTGTCCCCACTACCTGCGCCTGTGGCTAAAGTAGCTGGGTTTGCACCACCACCACCTATAAGCGTTACAAAGGTACCTGCTGGTAAGTCTGTATTTTCGGCTGTGATACTTGCTGTGCTTGCAAATGGCGCTAGTTTGTATTGGAAACCATCCGCTACAGAAAGTTCAACAGCAGCACCTACTACAGCCGTAGGATTACCCGTAGGTAACTCGCCTAAATAATGACCTGGTAGATACTTTGTTTTTTGAAATGCTTCAAAAACAAGTGTGTGACCTGTCATATCATTATTAGCAACAAAGCTAGGCTTTAACTGTAGTGGCGCGCAGGGCGTACCATACACTTTTTTAATAGTGTTTGAGCAACTACCATAAATAATAATTACATTTTGACCCATTAAACCTTGCACTAGCTCATTAATTTCAAGCGCATCACCAGGGTGCATCCCATCAAACTTGTGCTTTACACTTATTGAATCTTCTTCGCCTTCACCTTCAAAAGAGGGTGCTTGTTTTGAAGCCGTCATGTAGCATTGTAAAGGACCCGTACCCGGTTTAAATACAAAATTCCCTTCCATAAGGACACCACCAGCGTTTCTATCTGGAGTGCTTACTAAATCGTCTGTTAAAATGATAGTAACGTTAGGAGCTTTTGGCGTTGCCGCTCCTGGGCTAAAATCACTTCTATTTTTATATACTGAACGTAACATAAATTTTTAGTTTTTAAATAGTCCCGTTAGTTGCCTAACGGGACTTAGATTATTAATTAGGCTATGGTTCTAGATGTTTCAATCCATACACCGTCCACTTTTACAAATGATATTGTATCATTTACAGCATCAAGTACAGCTTCACTAGCTACTTGTAAGTTTCCTGCCACACTGTTAATGGTAAGCGCTGTGGTTGACGTTTGTGTCAACTTCAACTCTTGGCCTTCGTTACCGTTTATAATTTCGGCTAGAGTAGTAACTGTGGTACCGTTAAATATCTGGTCGCTTCCTTGTCCTGCATCAATTATATTAGTGTTGAAGGTTACATCTTCCTGCACTATAAGGTCTGGCTGTGAGGTACGGCTCAACTCTTTTAACTTTCCATCTGTTTGCACAAATAGTGTAAGTGTACCACCTGTGTTAAGCGGGAAGTCTGTAGCTGTAAGCAATAAATTAGCGTTACGCTTTACATTGCGAGCGGCGGCTAAAGTGCTATCTCCTTTGATTTTTACAACCATCCCAGCCTTAGTGCCTGTGATTTCTGTAATATCAGTATTCCACGTAGATACTACTTGAAGGTTAGGGTACTTGATTTTCACTTTACCTGAGGTATCGTCAAATACTGGTACAAAACGCTCTGCAGGAAAAGGAGGTACACCGTTAGTCCATAACATTTGCAATGAAAAAGCACGAGGGTCATTGTCTGCAATTTCACGGCCTAAGTGATCAAACATAATACCTAGCTTGTAGTCGCCTAAAATGTAAATCATACGCAATAGGTACTCAAAACGGTACATAGACTTTTCCGCAGGAATGTTTTCTAAAATAGAAACATTTTTAGGATCTGTGATAAACATAAAGTCTGTTTCTGCAAGGTCATCTAGCACAACTATCTTGATATTGCTAAAGTTTTGAATAGACATTGTGTTGCCATCAAAATCTGTTTCGTTACCGTGCTTGCGTCTGTAAGCATCACTATATGCTCTTGCCCAATGAGCAGACATATACAGCTCTAAAGGCATACGCGTATCTCTCACTGTGCGAGGTAAATTCTTTTCAATAATATCACGCACGTGGTCTAATATGTTGATAGATGTAGGTGTGCCAATGTTTTTTGTCTTCACCTTTTTATCTACATAAATAGCTTTCCACGCTTGGAATAATAAACCATCCTGACGGCTTAACATTAAACCTGGAGAGGTAGCACCATTGGGTGTTTTAACGTGTATTCCTAAAACAGAACTAATTCTATCTTCAATACGTGCTTGCTTGTTAAGCTCTCCTGCTAAGTAAGCAACAAAACTAGTTTTATAAGGCTGTGAGCCTCCGCCTACAAATTTACTTAACCAAGATTCCTCAAGGTCCTGTAACATTTGACCCACATACTGCGCGTCAATTTGTACTGGAAAAATACGGCCAATCTCTGGCTCAATTTCTTGCTCGTTTTTAGGCAACCAAGGCAACTTGCGCCCCTGAGTGATCTCCTTAGTCGTAATAGTCGCTGTGGCACGCTCGTGCGTTATGTTAGGTATTTTTTTCCAATTTGCAGGAAGTCCAAACATATCCCAGATGTAAGAGCTGATAGACTCAGGATTTTCTCTAAAGTAGTGATCCATATCCTGATTTAACTTGCCTACACTAACGCCGTTATCTCCTGCCCAGTCGGTAAAGGATTTTGTGATACCTGCTGCGCGCTGGTTCCATGTACGTCCATCAAAAGCATCATAGGCATTATTAGTAGCCATAAGGTGTGTCTTGCTGTGTTTCATAACATTTGTTTCTTTAACAATGCCTTTAGCCACTGGAGCATCGCCTTCCGGATCTTCAATCAGTTTTGCTACAAGGGCATCGCTCTTGCGTTTCTCTTCAATTAATTGCTGAGATAGCTTTTGCACTTTCTCGCTTAGAGAAATAGTCTCTGCGTCTGGTGCTGTGGGGTCTGCTTTTTTTGCATCTGTAGCTATTTGCACGGCTTCATCTGCGGAAATGTTAGTGTCTTTTAAAGCCTCTGCAAGCTCTGCCTCAATTTCTGTAAGCACGGTATTCTCGCCTTGCTCTTTTAAAATAGTATTAGCTTCTTTGTCAATGGCATCAATCACTTTTTGAGTGAGCTGTGCCCCCATCGCTTTTTCAAGCTTGGCTTTTTCATCTGGCGCAAAGTTTGAGGCTCCGTTTTCAAATGGGATTGAATCAATCCCTAAGAGCTCTTTTACCTGTGCGATTGTTTTTTTCAATCTTTTCATTTTACTTAGGATTTATAATTAATATTCATTTATACTCTAGTTATTATTTACTTCTGCTAGCATTTGCGCCATTTCCATCCCTTTTTGTAGGCTACCTATGCTGTGAATCATTCCATTAGCAAGTGCTTCTTGAGCCCCAAAGGTTCGACCGGTCATTACACCTTCTACGCTTTGTTTCATTTGCGGCATTTTATCTTTAACAAAATCCTGAAACATCTTTGCAGTAGGGGATAGGTGCATATCAATTAACATACGTTCGCCCTTAACTGGATCATTATCCATAATGCGCCAAATTTCATTTTTATGAGTAGACTCATCTGCATAGACAGCGTGTTCTTCTATGCCTAAAGATTCCCAGTATTTTTTGAAATCCATCCAGGAGCTCATTACGCCGGTACTTCCAAATCTTGCTGAAATAATATTGTCTGCCATCACGTGATCTGCCACCGCGTGAACCATCCAAAAATGCAAGGAAAGTGCATTGTCACAAACAGCCACTACAGGCTTGCGTTTGCGTTTGCCAAATTCAATAAAAGGAGCAATAGCGGCAACTGCTCCACCTGGACCATCTACGTACATTAGTATAGCGGCAACATTTCGCAAATTATTTGCAAAATCTAACTGGGCTATAACTTCATCAGCGCCTATCATATACCAGCTACCGTACTTCATCATTCCACCTACAACTTGTACAACCGCAACGCTACCTTCAGGTATTTCATTAACATTGCGCGCATTGACGCGAGCCCCATCTTCATTGTAAAATGAAATACAGTCAATAGCCTCTGGACGTTTATATTCCTGCTGGGTCTGGCTCATAGTATGCTTTGAAGTAACGCCTGTAAGGATGCTATCACGCAACTGGTTTAAATGCCCTAAGGACATTAACCACTCACCGTGCGAAAGCTCATAAAGAAGTGTTTTAAAATTCATCATCATTATTTGCCACAAAGTTGGTTTAATAGCTAGGTTTTGAACGTTACATGGTTTTAAAGAAGGTGAGAAGGGGGTAGAATTGATACTTTTTTTAAAATTTATTGTGAATTGCTTGCAATATATTAATTAAAAGTATATATTTGTAGGGTACAATAATTAACACTAACACTTTAGAACAGAAATTATGGAAACTTTAAACAGACAATTAGAAATTAATAGCGAAGACTCAATATTTTTAATCAACGAAGTAGATTGCTATATAGGTAATGCTTATTATTTTGAAGGATACGAAACAGATAGATCTGTACAACATCAACTTTTATTAAAAGAAAACCAGCAAGTTATAGAAAAATGGATATTAACTCCCTCAGATTCTGATAGAGGAAGCCGCATTGCTGGCGAAATTTTATCGACTGATAAGTCAGTTAAATTATGGAAAGAAAATATTATAATTTCTGAAAAGATGAAAACAGAATGTTGTAGATCTAAAGAAGAATATGATATTAATTTTAACTTTAATAAATCTTTTAGAAAGCAGCATACCGATAATTTAATTGAGATTTTCAAAGAATTAAAACTCAAAGAAACTGTTACCTTAAAAAGTTTCCTTTATGCAACCTCTGTATAATGCCTAAGTGTATTTCAGTGAGATTGGAGTCGTTTGTTTCAATCTCACCTAAATGCTATAAAGCAATAGCATTTGATGGCAGCGAAGCGCTTATACCGGCTTCCCAATTTTACGGCCAGGATTTTGATGTTTCTAAAAGTGACGCTTATTGGATTTCACAATGGATACTAGAAAAGAAAAACCTACAGTATTCAACAAAAAAAAGTACAATTTTCACAAAAGAAGGTAAGAATATTGGCAATATAACGATTGAGCATCATACACCTAAAAAGCTTGATGCTTCTAATATTAAAAAAGATGAAACCCTTATTAGAGCAACAGATAGAGAGTAAAAAGAAACTTCAACAAATGTATGTTGGCGCTTTCTTTATGGATGCAGGAACAGGAAAAACCAGACCTTGTGTTGAGCTGGTAAACGAAATTAAACCAGACTACGTTTTATATTTTGCACCTTATCAATGCATAAATACCACCAACGAAAAAGAAAGTACTTTGTTTGAAATAAATAAATGGGGTGGTTTTAACTGTAGTTTTGATTTAATTGGTATAGAAAGTATTCAAAATTCTGATAAAACATATTTAGAACTTCACGCAAAATTATCTAAAGCAAAAAAAGCTGTTTTAATTGTAGATGAAAGTTTGAAAATAAAAAATAGCGATGCAAAAAGAACTAGAAGAATTTTAACTTTAGCAACATTAGTAAAGTATAGATACATTTTAAACGGTACACCATTAAGTAGAAATTTACTTGATTTATGGGCGCAAATGGAATTCTTATCACCATCTATTTTAAAAATGAATGAAACGCAATTTAAAAACAATTTTTGCGAATATAAAATAACTACAATACGAAAAGGTAGTAAATCCAGAACTAAAGAATGGATTGTTAAATATCACAATTTAGATTATTTGTATAAATTGATAGAACCTTATATTTTTAGATCTAACTTAATGTTAGATGTTAATCTTCAAAATATAGAGGTTAATTTTAATCTTTCAGAAGAAGAGATGAATGAGCATACTAGAGTTATAGATCAAGTTTTGTCTGATGAGTGGCTAATGGCAAAACCTAATTTCTTTTTAAGTTTAACCCAAAGGCTACAAAATAATTACTCTTTAAATGCTGAAAAAATAGTACTATTAAAAGCTGTTTTAAAAAGAGAACCAAAAACGCTTGTTGTAGCAAAATATATAGCTACTCAAAATAAATTAAAGGCTTTGTTTCCTGATGCAAGAATATTAAGCTGGCAGAAACACGCACACGGTTTAAATCTTCAAAAATATAATGAAATGGTATTGTTTGAACAGCATTGGGATTATGGTTTACTAGATCAGATCCAAAAACGTATATACAGAACCGGACAAAAAGAAGATTGTATCGTTAGGCGTTTTAAAGGAAATTGTGGATTAGAATCTTTAATGTGGGACAATGTAAATAAGAAAAAAGACTTGTTGCAAGAATTTAAAAAAATGACCTTACAAGAGTTTAAAAAAGAGGCAATATGAATGTTTATGAAATGGCAAATAAAAGGATAAAATTATTATTTGAAGAATTTGACAACATCTATATATCATTTTCAGGAGGAAAGGATAGTGGCGTTATGTTAAATTTAGTAGTCGATTATATGCGTAAAAATAAGATCACTAAAAAAGTAGGTGTTTTTCATTTAGACTATGAAGCGCAATACCAAATGACTACAGATTATACAGATGATGTTTTAGAAAGTAATTCAGATATTTTTGAAGTGTACAGAGTTTGCCTACCTATAAAAGTAACGACCTGTACATCTATGACAGAAAGATATTGGTTTCCTTGGCAGAAATCTAAAGAGAATATTTGGGTTAGAAAAATGCCTAAAAACGCCATTACAGAAGATAATCATAGTTTTGATTTTTGGAAAAAAGGAATGACTGATTATGAGTTTCAAACTAAATTCAGTACTTGGTATCACAAGAAAAACAAAGCAAATAAAACAGCTTGTTTGGTAGGTATTAGAACGCAGGAAAGCCTGCACAGATGGCGTGCTATTCATTCTGAAAAAAATTACAAGAATTACCAAGGTATAAAATGGACTAAAACGATTTCTGAAAACGTATATAATGCCTACCCCATTTATGATTGGCTAACCACTGACGTATGGACTGCAAACGCTAAGTTTGAGTGGAGTTATAATAAGTTATATGATTTGTATTATCAAGCAGGGGTTGGAATAGAACAACAAAGAGTTGCAAGTCCTTTTATCTCTACAGCTCAAGAAAGTTTAAAATTATACAAAATAATAGATCCGCACAATTGGGCAAAAATGATTGGTAGAGTTAATGGTGTTAATTTTACAGGACTTTATGGAGGTACTACAGCAATGGGGTGGCAAACAATTAAATTACCTGCAAATCATAGTTGGGAAAGTTATATGCACTTTCTGCTGTCTACCTTACCTGAAGACACAAAAGAAAATTACTTGTGCAAATTAGAAACCTCTATAAAGTTTTGGAAAAGAAAAGGTGGTGTTTTATCTAATGAAGTAATTGAAAAATTAAAAGAATCTGGTATTAAGATTAAAATTTCAGAAAGTTCAAATTACAAAACAGAAAAGAAACCAGTAAGAATGGATTATTTAGATGATGTAAATATTTCAGAAGCTAAAGAAATACCAACATTTAAAAGAATGTGTATTTGTATTATGAAAAATGATCATTTATGCAAGTATATGGGTTTTTCATTAACTAAAAATGAAATGCAAAGAAGGAAATCAGCAATCACAAAATATAAATCAATATTATGATAAGTCCAGTTTACAAGGTAAAAGCAATATCTATAGATAAAATACAAGCAAATACCTACAACCCAAATAGTGTTGCACCGCCTGAAATGAAGCTGTTGTATCAATCTATTAAAGAAGATGGTTATACTATGCCAATTGTCTGTTATTATTTAACAGAAATTGATAAATATGAGATAGTAGACGGTTATCATAGGTATACTGTAATGTTAAAACATAGAGATATTTACAAAAGAGAAAAAGGAAAGTTACCTGTTGTTGTTATCGAAAAAGACGAAAGTAATAGAATGGCTTCAACAATTAGACATAACAGAGCTCGTGGATCTCATTCAATTGAATTAATGACAGGTATTGTTTCTGAATTAACACAAGCAGGAATGTCTGATGCTTGGATTCTTAAAAACATAGGAATGGACGCAGACGAATTATTAAGGTTAAAACAGATATCTGGGTTAGCAGAATTGTTTAAAAATAAAAAGTTTTCACAATCATGGGATAGAAACAATAATTAGACAAAAAATAAATGTGATGCTAAAATTTAGCACCACATTGAATGTTCTCACAACGGAATAATCGACTATAAAAAATAATCCCTATAAAACAGGCTTGTTCTGAATTCATAAAAAATATGAATTCAGAATTTACTTAGCCAAAATTAATTACTATGTCAAAGATAAAAAGAAATTCTGGAACCGCAGGAAATGTGGGTCAAATAAGTATTACAACTAATGATCTTTTCATTATGAACGACCTGGCTTATGTATTTTCATTTCATAAAAAAATAGATGATTTATACGAGAAGCTTAGGTTGTTTTATTTGCGATCTAAATCAAAAACCCCCAGAGACACCTATACTGAGTGGTCAAAAAAAAACAAACTAGATACTAGACTAATGCCACTTATGAAGCATTACGGCTTTTGTGACAACGCGGGGGCTTGGAATTTTGAAACCCCTCCATCAAAGGCCGATGCAATCTTTTTACAGTTAAAGATTAGAGATAAGTATCGAGTAGATAAACTCAAGACTATAAAAAAAGGGGATTGAATTGATACTTATTTTATAAAAAACGAACGTTAAAAAAGTTACTTAACTAAAAACACGCTTGTTGTTACTCCAGCTGTTATGCCTACTAGGAGCCAAATTAACCCTTTACTTTTTTTTTTGATTTTTAACTGTTCGTTTTTTATATTTAGCTGTTTTGATAACAATAAATTTGCCTGTTGCAAAGCGTTTACTTGTTCTTCTTTTGCATCAATTAAGAGTTCTAGCGATTTTAAAGCTTGTTGACAATATATTTTTAATTGAGATTCATTACTTACTTGTGCTTTTAAAAAAGGGTATTCAATTAGCGCGATTGCTATTTCTTTTTTTTGGGCTATCTGTAAGCCTGAAATTTGAGAGGATGCTGTCCAGTTTGTATTCAGCAAAACCATTAATATTATTAACTGCTTCATTTTTTTGAGTTTTAATTACTTGTGATTTCTGGGTCAAGTCTAATATTTTTTCAATAAGATTATCTGCTTTTTTGCGCTGTAACTTTACCGTGTCTTTATATTTTAATTGCCTACTTAATAGGCTATCTACTTGATTAGAGTAATCAATCTGTACGCTTTCTATTATCTTGTTAAGTCTTTTTGATTGTTGACTAGATTTAAAGTGAGTGTGCCCTACCCAAAAAAGCAAAAGGCCTATTAAAACAAGCCACAAAGTATTTTTTTTTACATCCATAATTCAAATTAATAGTGTTGATTTTTTTTATTTTTGTAAATTATAAGGAAGCGTTTGGTCAGAGGCATTACAGTTTAAGTGCTTATATGCTTTAATTGCGTCAAAACTAGGACACTCTTTTATACGCTCCCAGCTTGCAATTATATTATCTTTATTAACATCTGGGCTAAAATCACGGTGACCTAAAATAAAAAAATTAGACTCCATGTCTGTCTTTCCATTAGCCTGTAGCCAATCACGCATTTCAATAATAACTTTTTCAATAGATTGCTTTTGTAAATCTGTTCTAGTATCAACGGCTTTTTTATAGTTTTTAGGATCAACCCCGCCTATGTAGGAGATGTGCAATGATACGCTGTTAAAATGCCGCACCCCATTTGCTGCTTTATCAAAAGGATGAATATAATGTACTGTGCCATCAATATCAATAATAACGTGATAGCCGGGGTTTTTCCACTTTAACGTGTTTTTCCAAAAATTTTTTATGGCTTGTACATTGCCATAGCCAGCTGTACAATGTATGGCTATGTATTTTATTTTAGCTGCTATCATTACTTTATGGTTTGAAGATTACTTTAAGCATTCATTTTTTATGGCTATCAATGTTTCTTAAAATCCTATCTGCTAAGGGTCCATTTATCAAACCCATTAAGTGCGCGTTTTTTACTATGCTTGTTATTTGAAAAACACAAATGGGTAATAGTACCATTTCGCTTAAAAAAGAGGCATAAGGAAAGCCTTTTTCAATAGTTAAAAGCATTGCTAGTATGAGCCAGAAGGCAACTAGCATAAATACTCCTTTAAAAGCTTTTTGGGTTTTAAATTGCTTGTGCATAAAAGCCCTTGATATGCCTAAAATAGCATCTACAAGCACCACCATTAGTATCGCTAAAAATTGCCATTTTTCATTTAAAAACATTTCAATAGTTTCAGCATATAATGCGCCTAAACTACTTGCGAGAATGAGTAAAAGTTGTTTTGTGTGCATTTTATTTTTTTATATTTAACGGTTCGTCTATCAATTTTTTTAATATTAAGCTATGAAACCCGAATGCAACAAAATAACTTACTAGCCATTGTGAGGCAGATACGCCCTCTATCAATATATAAATCAAAGAGACTACTAAGCCTATTATGGCGATTTTTAGGGTTTTATTCCAATAAGGAAGTATATTTATCCACCGCACCATATAGCCTGCTGTTATTACTATAAGCACCACTATGAAGTTTATATTTTCATTGATTGCGTTCCAAAAGGCTTCTATTACTTCATTTGCTTGCATAAGGCTTTATAATTTATGGGCTTAATTACTTACAAAATTACAAGCTTGTAGTGCGCTGTGCTGTTACACGGTTTTATTTGAAGTTCATAACCCTGTTAGGGCTTTGATTGACGAGAAATTGCAGGCGATTTTTTTTGATTTTCCATCGATGGTAATTTACTCTAAGTCCATTGAGATCAAAACCGTAATCTTCAAGGGCGTATGTTTCCATAAATTTTCTAATACCATCGCTTAAAGTCTTATTGCCGTTTTGCTGGACCCATCCGTCCAGGTAAAAAAGAAGTGAAGTTCTAAAAATTCCCTCCAGGTGTTCATTGATTAAAGTAACACCTTCTTCAGGGAGATAAAGAAAACTATTACGGCCATCGACATAGCGGTATACTTTGCCAAAATAATGAGTCCTTTCTTGCTTGTTTTGAATAGATAAAAAAATTGTCGACTTTTTGTTTGTAGGCTTTAGGTCTGCTTTTTCAACAAGCAGGCGTATGGTTTTACCCAGGGTATTTCTTGTAGATATTTTTACCGCTTTTACTCTCTTATTATAATATTGCGCCTCAACGCCTTGAAACTCTTGAAAGAGGAAAGCAACTAAATGTGGACGAATGTTAACGGGAATGAGCGTGTGGGACATAAAGTAAACCTATGGGTTGATTATTTATCTATTTCTAAATGACCAGAAAGAGTGATTAAATTATTGCCGTTAGTATTCAATGTAAACGCAGAATATTGTCCTTTTAATTGTTTTGTGTATGTTGAATTAACCTGAACAGTAACCGCAACAAAACCAGCAACAGCACCCGAAAAAGTAACAGCTGCTGTGCCTCTTTGTTCCCCTTGAAAAAAAACATCAGCTGGTAATCCCAAAGGAACAACTACATTACATGCAGTAGTATTAGTGAATTTTAAATTGAAATCTTTGTCTGCTAAAACTAAATTATAAGTAGTAGAACTTATAGGTTTACTTACTTTTGTGGTAGCAAAATTAATACCTGCTACAACAGCCGGAACATTAGGAAAGTCAGCGTCACTTGTAGAAGATAAATCAGTTTTTTTGTTTGACTTATTCTCTTTGTCTGCAAATAATACGTTTAATTTTTCTACTAAAACGTCTTTTAAACTACCTATTTTTGCTTTCAAACTTGCCATATAAAAACTTTTTAAAAATCAAGGTCAGTTGTTGCTTGTGCTGCATAATCTGGAAAAGCTGTACCTAAATCATTTGTTCTATAATCATCTAAATCATCTTGTACTACATCAATAGCAATTCTTTGAGCACTTGAAACAGGTTTACTAGCATCAGTTGTATTGTCAGCATTAGAAAGGCCTACTTGACCCTTAGTAACACCATGGGGGTTTGTATTTAGAGAAACGTGATCAAAAGCTGTTTTACCTCGATCACCTCGGTAAGCAGTAGTAGAAGTTTCTCCGAGAGCTAAACCTCCGTTCATTTGAACCATTGCTGTACCGCTCCATCTATAAGTTTTATTGTTAGATTTATTGATATAAATTTTACTTGCTTTAGGATCAGAAGCGGTACCTGCACTTGCGCTAGTAGCTGTAAATAGTTTACCCGTGGCAGAGTTGTACCAAATTTGGCCAACAGTCATACCAGAAGTAGGATTGCTTGTTACAAAATTTTCTAAATCAATAACATCATCTACAAATGAAGGTAATTGAGCCGAGGGTACTAAACCATTAACAAGTTCAGCAACTCCATTATCTGCACCTTTTTGAGAAGCAAGTAAATAATTAGGTAAAGCTGCTAAAGCATCATCAGTATAAGTTTCTGCTGTGCCAACAGCGGAAGTTACTCCTGCATCTATACCAGCTTTGACAGCAGGAACATTAGGGTAATGTGCTGTGTTTGTCGAAGTTAAAGCAGTTTGCTTGTTTGATTTATCTTCTTTATTTGTATTAAGTAAGTTTAATTTTGTTACTAATACATTTTTAAGGTCTGTTAATCTACTTTTTAATGTTGCCATTTTTTTATTTATTTAGGGTTAAGTAATATTTATTTTTAAAAATTTAATTGATTTGACAATGCGTTTGAATAATTATAATCTATTGCTTCCGTTAATAGGGTATTCAAACCTTCATCCTTGCTTGTTAATTTAAACACCTGCCATTTATTAGTGCCTATATATGTGAATTTTAATCCAGTATTAATCGCGGCAAAAGAGGGAGCAGCCCCTGAATCAAATAAAAGGGATACGCCATCAGCTAAAAAAATGCTAGGAGCTGTGACTGTATGCTGTATAACACTAAAGGAGAGTCCTTTACTTATATTTACAGGCGAGGTGGTTTGTAATTCAAAACGCACTTGTAAAGCGTTATTTAATGGTGAGGCTACAAGCACAACAGCTTTGTCTAGCGCGTTATTTACCGTAACATTATCATCTGTTATAATCACTTCATTAAAGCCACCAGAATTAGGACCACCAGTAGCTATTGAATGAACCTGATTAATTTTATCACGAATTAAATTCCACTCTTGAGCAGTGTATTTAAATTTTGATAACAGTCCTGCTGCAGCTTCAATTTGCTGAGCGCTATCTTCTTTTGTTTCAAGATTTAAAAATGCCATAATAAAAATTTAAGTGCTAGAGGGTATAACAAATGGAAATGTAGCATTGCCTTCTATATAAAGGTACCCTGCTGAAAAGATGCTGAGTACGGTGATTGTTACTTCTGTAGTGTTTACAAGACTTCGGGTTTCAATAACGGGGGATGTATTTTGATAGACATCGTTGCGCCCTATAATTAAAAATCTGCCAGTAGTTAGGGCGATAGCGAAGAAGGTGGCTTTTAAAATTTCTGAAACTCTTGTAGCTTTTTGTAAATCTCCATTAGGAAATCGCATAGAAAGGGTTTGGGTATATAGTATGCCTCCAGTTGTTTCTTTACCGGTTTCTGTGAAGGTTACTTTACCTGCACTGTTATAAAGGGGTATGAAATTTTCCTCTACAAAAAGGCTATCAAAAAAAGGCTGGAATCCTCCATTGCCATGTACTGGTAATGCAATGGCATTTGTAGCTAAGAGGACGCCACAAATAAAAGGATGCCCAGAGGCCTTTGATGAAAGTAAGGTGCTCATATAAAGAATATATTCTACAAAAGTATGAATATAAAGAATATATTCTTTAATAATTAGCTTTTTTATAGAAAAAATACTTTGTTAGGGAGGGTAGTGAATCGTGTTTAAGGTGTAAATAAGTCAAAATTGCCGTGTCTTGTACAATACGTTAGCATTAATACTCGTGTTCCGTCCAGTGAATTAAGCTACCTTTAAAATCTTCATTAAAGTAATTAAAGAAAGCATCTACGTTTTCAAATCCATCATTAAAAGCTAACTTTTCAACTTCGCTTTTATGTAAAACTCTACCATCAATTTCAACTTTAAATATTTTATTATTTGAGACAGTGCAGTAGGCTGTTTGTGTCATTAACATTTCGGTAATTTTAATATCTTGAACAGACTTTACTATAACTATTGGCGCAAATTGGTAGCGTTTAGGTGTTCTATTATTAATTACAAAATGTATTTTATTACCTACTTTCCATCTTTTAGATTTATCAAGTCTAATAGTGTGAATTTTTTCTCGCATATCAATTGCATCACAAGAAAAATTATAATGTACTGAATCCATTCCATCTAAATAATATGAAAATATATCTGCGGTTTTTTCATCAGGAAAACTTTGCCATATTTTTTCGATAAAATAAGTAGGTTTACCATCTAATTTGGTCATAAATGCTAATGTCATAATTGTCTGTAATTTATATTCCTATAGTTAGCCATTTGCCAACGCTAAAAAATTGTTATTTATTAATTTTCTTCTTATTAAAATACCTTCTTAAAATATAGGTCTTGGTGATGCTTAGTATAGTGAAGTATAAAGTGATCACTATGTTTTTGCCTGGGCTACTTGCTATGCCTAAAACAGGGAAGATTACAAATAGAGAGAGCAATGATATTAAATAGCCAATGGCTACATTAGTCAAGCTCTCTGTGAATGATTGTTTTTTTTATTGCATTATTCCTTTATTCTAAATTGATCTGGCACTGGCTTATTCAATGGTAATTTTTCATAGGCAAATAATGCGCCTTCTAGTGCTGTTTTAGCATTATCAATGATGTTTTTTGCAACGCCATTAATAGCTCTTGACCTTTCAACTTCTTTGCTTAATTGCTCCTGCGTGATATCTTCATCGCTTAATCTTTCTAGCTGCGCAAAAAGATGGTTGTTTAAATCTGATAGTGTATTTCTAGCCATTTTGGATTTTTTTTAATTTTGAGTTAATTTGACTTATTAATACCATTGATGGTATTATTTCTTGTGGATAATTGTGTTTTGAATTTCTGAGCATATTTTCCTTCATTGTAATGAGTGATAAATTATCAATGGTGGTATTTAAAGAATCACCATCTTTAAAAAAGATAACGTGATTATCTGGTATTTTTCCGTGGTTTCTTTCCCAAAGTACCCTATGGTACAAATGCCATTCGTTTTTTTTGATCCTTATATATTTATAGATGCGGCCAGAGTTATCCTTTCTTAAAACTATAGCACCGTTGCCTTCAGGGTTTGTATTGTGAGGAGCGTTTCCTTTTTTAAAGCGAGTTATTTTTGTACGAGCAATAGCTTGTGAGCTCATATATTCAATTTGCTTTTTTCCTTTGTTGAATGGCACATCGCCTTTTTTTTTATAGCTATCTCTTTTTCTTTGCTCAATTAATGCCTGGGGAATATCTAAGTTATTCTTCTTTAAAAATCGCATAATACGACCACCGGTAGAGCCAACTTGCCGAGCAAGTTGTTTAACAGGCTTTGCTAAAAATTGATCTTTTATAATTTGCTCTTGCTGTGCTGTAAATGGTATGTAAGATCCTCTAGGCATTTTTTTTTCTTTTTAGTTTTAGTTTTAAATTAGACTTAAGTCTTTCTTCTTGAGTTACATTGCGGTGGTAATTACCTATCTCTTTAAATCCTGTTATAGGATGCACCATTGACTCCCAGAAGGGAAGCTCCTTTGTTTTGGATTTTTCTTTCATTTTGATTTTTTGTTAAATAATTCAATTTCCTTTAATCTGATTTCTGCCCAGTCTGATAAAAGAGGTAAATGTTTAAAATCATCCTCATCTTTCATCGTAGCGCGAATGGCCATTGATGCTTCACATAATGAACTGGATGTTGTGCAAAATTTTAATATTTTTAATATTTCTGTAGGGGTATAATTCATAACTAATTTTCTTATTTAATTTGCTCATCTCTCCAGTTTATAGCAACATATATCATTTTTAAATTGAGCATTGTAGCTAATTCATACAAATCTGTGTCCTCGCTCAAAAAATAGGTCCTTTGATCAAAAAGCCCTGTTTTAATAGATCGTTGCCAATATGGAAAACCTGTTTTTAATTTAAAATTATTATGCTTTAAGTCTGTAGGCACCGCTATACGTAGCTTTATCTGTGCAGAGAAGACACCATCAGGCACTTCTATTTGTGGTATTATTGCTATTTCTGACATAAAAAAAATATTTAGATCCGGGTACCCCGGGGTGAAAATGCACTTACAACTTCAACACTTCAACAGTCTTGATAATCAATTAGTTATCCCTTAAAAGCTGTTGAACCTGTTAGAAACACAATTTATACTTCTAACAACTTCTAACAGGTTCAACAGCTTTTCAACAGGTTATATATACATTAACTAATTGATATATAATACTTTAACTTACCTGTTGAAGTGTTAGAAGTTAAAAGGGTAGTTCTGTATCTTTTTTCTCAAACTCTGAATTTTTATCAGGGGTGGCAGGGGATGGGAAAAAAGAAGATTCGTGGTTTTGAAAATCGACAGAAAACTTAATCTCGTCACTAACATCTATATGGTTGAGAGATCCTAAATAAGCACTAGTGGATTTTGACAAAGCCCCAGGAGCAAATCTAATAGCTGCTTTATTACCCAGCCAAGAGCTATCCTTTTTCAAAGCGTCCATCATCACTCCTTTTGATGGCACAGTATCTTTATATTGTATATACCATTGCTGGCTGATCCTTGAGTAGCAGCTTGTAAAATTATAATACAGGATATCGCCCTCTAGTTTAAAGTCTCTCCCGTGGCGAAGCTGTGCGCTCACATTACCCCTCATTGATACTAAAAAGCAGTCCCACCACCTTACAATAATGCTTGCGCTGGTCATTTTATTCATCTGCATTTCTAGAGTTTTCTCAAAATGATCCATCATTTGAGTATGAGAAAAAGGAAACATGACATTATCTACATCTTGAAACAATTGATAGAAAGCACCTAACACGCTTAGGTTAGTAAGCATCCTACTATTAGCTTCAGGTGCTCGCTCTCCTAGTACGCTTTTAAAAGCACGTTGCTTATGTTTAAAGTTTTTCACAACGTTATCGCGTTGATGGATAAAGGTCTCTGTAATACCGCTAATGCCTTTTTTAATCATATCATTGAGTTTTTCAAACTCCTTTGTTTCTTCGTCAGAAAAAACAGTTCTAATCATATTTACCCAAATTTTACGTGTAATTAAAGCCTCTTGATCTGGGGCAAAGTTTCCTGTAATAATGGCGGCACTTGTGATGGGGATAGACTCTGTGCCAAACATACTTTCTATATTTCCTCGTTTGTAGCCCTCACGACCCCAAAGGCCTTTTAAAACACCATCAAGGTCTGCGTTGCCTGGTTTATACTCTGAAAGTTCAGAAATCATATTGCTAAATTGTGCGAATTCTCTAATTTTTGCCTTGACAGTACTCGCGTTACCCTCTAGATTTATGGCTGTTTGCGGTTTTCCAAAAAAGGATTTTACACAATCTGCAAGTTGATCTTTCCCTGAGGAGGCGGGACCATAAAGAAATAGAAGAGGAAAGGCATCAATCTCGTCAACCACTATATCTTGGAAGACGCTGGCCACGCAAAATAAGGTTGCAATAATAGCGTGGTCTCTATGTACTTTGAGCATTTGAGATGTGATGGCGTTAAAATTTTGAGATGATGAAAGGCATATTGCTTTTTTTTGAGCCTCATATTTAACTCGATTGTTTTTGTAAATTGAATTTGCACTGGGCACATAATAGCAGGTGTTGTCAAAATCAAACACACCGTTTTGATCAATTTCAATAGGATCTTTCCCTGGTACTGTGATGCGATTATTCCACACCCAAAAACCTTCACTTTGCCATCCTAAAACATCTATTTTTCTACCAACCCCCATATTATCAAAGAGGTATGTTTTAAGAGTCTCGTGATCCTTACGGTTGCCTTTCCATCTAAAGTTACCGTGATTAGTAACAGCATTTTCAAAAGACATAGGCTGGTTCATTTCACTAGAACGCACATCAAAAACCTTGTTTTCGTTGCGTGTATTTTTTACGCGCACCAATTTACTTGGAAATTTATCATCATTCATATGTTGTATTATTTCAATACTAAAATTTGAAACAGATCTAAAAGTAAAAGGAGGTTCTTCACTTTGTGATTGCATCCACACCTGATTGTTAGCCATAAAACACTGGTATTTTTCTATAATGGGGCGCAACTCAGCAAGAGGAATCTTTACTTTTTTAGGAAGCGTATAATACTCATCATTAGTAGGTTGTAGTTTTAAGAGGTTTTTTTTGTCCAATACAGGCTCATTTTTCAACCACTCTTTGACCTGAGTTAAAGTTAGTTTACTCTCTTTTTGTAGCCAGCGGCTGTATAATATGCGCATCCCTTCATCATCGAGGGCTTTTATAATTATTGAAAGTTTTTTTGCTTCAGAAATAACCTCTACTTCATCCTTACCCTTTAGCATTGCGGTCATTAAGTAACCAAAACCATCTTTGCGATACTTATTATTATGAGACATACGCGCAAGCACGTGTTTTCTATTTTTTAAATTATATTTTCGTACAAAATCGTCAGGGTCAATGCCCTTGCCTAGGTTTACAAGCTGCACCCGGAAGCCTTCCTTTAAAAAAACAGGAATATACTTAATCATTGATTTAATACCGGCAGGATCTTGATCAAAGCAAAGAATCACTTTTTTACAAAGTTTGCTCAATATTTTAATTTGGCCAATGGCAATAGCTGTACCGCTAGAGGCTATCGTGTTAGGTACTTCACAACGATGCGCAGCTATCACATCATTATATCCTTCAACTATCCAGGCTTCGCCAGTTTTTACAATGCTTTCGCGTGCGCTTTCTAGTCCGTACCAATATTTGCTTTTATTATAAAGCTCACTATCTGCGCTATTGGTCCATTTTGCATATTTTTTATTATCACTGATGGTTCTCCCGGCGAGGCCTACAGGAAATAGAGAACTGCCTTTGCGTTCCATAAGCGGATATATTACCCGGTCTACCCATTTGTCTCTTTTGTTTTCCTTATCTATAATACCTAAGGCGTGTGCTTCCTCTACCTTTCCTGCTTCTACACATTTTTTATAAATAAAATCGCCCCCTGGAGCATACCCTATACTGTACCTATCAATAATTTGCGCATTATAGTCCCGCTTGCTTTCAACCTCTAAGCGAGCAGGATGTTTTTCAGGAAGCTCTGCGTATGCTTTTTCAAAGGCATTAATAGTGCTCATAAGCACTGGCCTTAAATCTGTTCGTCTTTCCTCAAGCATAGCAACTTCTTTAGCACGCTCTCCATCTTCATACTCAACGGTAATACCAAACTTTGAGGCAAGCACCTCTAGAGCTTGAGGATAGGTTAGTGTTTCCTTTTGCATTAAAAAGGAAACAGCGCTGCTTCCAGATTTACCACAGCTGAAGCATTTCCAAATCCCTTTTGCTGGGTTGTATGAAAAACTTCCTGACTTTTCGTCCGTGAAGGGTGAAAGTCCCATCCAGTTTGCCCCTTTTTTAGAGAGTTTTATATATCCCTGAAGAACGGTAAGGGTATCAGTGGCTTCAAAAATTTTATCTATTATTTCTGCTTTTATATATGGCATTGTTGATGATGTATTTATCCTAATGATTCTTCAAAGGGTGGGTATGGATACTTATTTAAATGTTTATTCATTTGAGTGGCACAAGAGTTACATAGGTGCGTTATGTAGCCTTTAGATTTAACAGTAAGGATGGTGCAGGTGCAGCTAGTCATTTTTTTTAATCACATGGTTGTTATACGATATATCAGCAATGATGATATACAGGTGTTAGCAACAATATTGCTTAATGTAGTCCTCTAAACAAAGCAATGGTAATTTTTCACGGTCACACCTTACACAAAATTCAGCATATTCAGTCGCAACACTATTGCTAACACTGTGTAAACGTAATTGCTCACTTTGTTCTTTAACTAACTTTCTTAATCCTTCAATTTCTTTATAACTATCCATAATATTTATTTTAATTTATACGCAACTACGCTTACACTATTCGTTAGCGGTCAGCTGACGACCACCATTCCAAGAAATCTATTATAGCATCATATGTGGCTTCAAATAGTTCTTTTGATTGAAACAGTTGTG